GAACTCACGCCGCCAGCGCGAAGCCGTTGAGTTTCAACGCGTTAACTTTATGCGTGAGGAAGATTGATGATTAAGCGCGGGTCAGAAACGTTTTCTGGTTATAACAAGCCTAAGAAAACGCCGAATCATCCTAAGAAAAGCCACGCTGTATTGGCGAAATCAGGTGATGAGGTCAAACTGATTCGTTTTGGGCAACAAGGCGTTCAAGGTTCACCGGAAGGCACCAAACGCAACGAGGCATTCAAAGCAAGACATGCTGCGAATATTGCCAAGGGCAAAATGAGTGCGGCTTATTGGGCCAACAAAGTCAAATGGTGAACTATGGACGTTGAAATGAACCTTGCTACCGGCATCAAGTCCGGCGAACCTATGGACGAGACTGAAGTTCAAGCCATTGTTGCGGCTGAACTTGTTGACGCTACCAATTTCATTGATTTAGAGATTGGCAATCTTCGCGCCCGCGCCACGGAATACTATTTTGGCGATCCATTTGGCGATGAAGAAGAGGGGCGCAGCCAGGTTGTATCAATGGATGTGCGCGACACAGTGCAGGCCATTTTGCCGAGCCTCATGCGCATTTTCTTCTCATCCGAGAACGTTGTTCAGTATGTGCCGCGTAGCATGGAAGATGCGCCGATGGCAGAGCAGGCCACGGACTATGTGCGCTATATCTTGAACGAAGACAACAATGGCTTTGTGCTGTTTCACTCCATCTTCAAGGACGCCTTGGTGCGCAAGACAGGTGTTTGCAAGTGGTGGGTTGATGAGCACATTGAAATCAAGAATGAAAACTACACGGGTCTTGATGACGCGCAACTGTCGTTGATTCTTGGTCAGGAAGGCGTTGAGATGGTGGACTTAATGTCCTCCGAAGACCCTTCGGCACCGCCGCCCGTGATTGATCCATTAAGCGGCCAGCAACTGACGCCAACCGTGATGATTCACGACGTAACGGTGAGCCGCAAAGTCATCACCAAGCGTTTCCGCGTCGAAAGCCTGGCACCTGAAGAGTTTATCGTTGACCGTAGAGCGCGAACGCTCGAAGACGCAGACATTGTGGCGCATAGGAAACTTGCCACCGTGTCTGAACTTGTTGCCATGGGCTATGACCAAGAGTTGGTTGAGTCCAACACAGGCGAAGACGAACTTGACACAAACATTGAGCGCATTGCGCGTAATCCCGCACAAATGATGTTTGGTGAGTCTGCCAACAATCCTGCGCAACGCCGTGTGCTTTATACAGAATCTTATATCAGGCTTGATCAAGACGGTGATGGTGTGGCGGAACTCCGTAAGATTTGCACCATGGGACCGTCTTATAAGATCGTTGCCAACGATCCGGCTGATGATGTGCCTTTTGCTTATTTCTGTCCTGATCCTGAGCCTCATACACTTTTTGGTATGTCCACGGCTGATGTAACCATGGACATTCAACGCATCAAGTCAGTGATTTTGCGCAATATGCTTGATTCATTGGCGCAATCGATTCATCCGCGTACAGGCGTGGTTGAAGGTCAAGTCAATCTTGACGACGTACTGAATAATGAAAACGGCGCCATCATCAGAATGCGTGCGCCTGGCATGGTGCAGCCGTTCACCACACCATTTGTTGGCGGTCAGGCATTCCCGATGATGGAGTATATGGACCAGGTGAAAGAAGCACGCACTGGCATGTCCAAAGCCTCCATGGGTCTAAACGCCGACGCACTGCAATCAACAACCAAGTTGGCGGTACAAGCCACGGTGCAAGCCGCGCAGCAACACATTGAATTGATCGCTCGCGTGTTCTCTGAAATCGGCATGAAGCGTTTGTTCAAAGGTTTGTTGCGTTTGATTACGCAGCATCAAGACAAGCCACGCGTCATTCGTTTGCGCAATCAGTGGGTGCAGATCGACCCACGCGGTTGGGATGCCTCGATGGATGTAAGTGTGAACGTTGGTTTGGGTACAGGCGGCATTGATGAAAAGATTCAATTCTTGCAAGCCATTGCCGGCAAGCAAGAACAGTTGCTCCAAACGCTTGGGCCAAACAATCCCTTAGTTACCATGGGCCAGTACGCAAATACGCTCACCAAGTTAGTTGAGATGGCGGGATACAAAGACTCGTCGCAGTTCTTTAATCAACTGCCTATGGACTTTTCACCGCCACAACAACCACCGCAGCCCGATCCAACGCAAGCCTTGGCGCAAGTTCAGATTCAATCGATTCAGGCTGACATTCAAAAGAAAGCCGCCGAGCTTGCCCTTGAGCGCGAGAAGATGATCCGCGCTGATGACCGTGAGCGTGATCGTATAGCGCAAGATGGCATCCTGAAACGCCAGGAAATGGAGTTAAAGTATCAAGTTAACTTGGCGGCAACACAGGCAGAGATTGACGCCAAAGTAGCAATGGATCGTGAACGGATGCAAATGCAAGCCATTAACCAAGCCCAACAAGCCGTTACAGCGGCGCAGCCCATGCAATGACAAACGACGAAAAAATACGACGCGCACAGGAAGCCGAACGAATTATCAACTCCACGCTTTATCAGGAAGCGTGGCAGCGGATTAGAGAATCATTGTTTGAAGAGTGGACGCACTCGGAAGATGCCAAGCATCGAGAGGCGATTTTTCATGACTTCAAGTCCATGGACCGTCTTCAGACCTACTTTGGAAGCGTGATAACCAGCGGTACGTTGACCCGCATGGCGGCTGATCGCCAACGGAAACTGACCAAAACTTGATGGAGCGCAATAAATGAGTGAGAATTTAGCAACCGTTGAAAGCGAAAGCACAGCGGGGATGACGGTGGCGGAAGCCGCCAAAGCCTTTGAGTCGATGTTTGCCGAACCCGGAGAACAGACAGAAGCCAAGGCGCAAACGGATGAAGCGCAAGCTGAATCCGATGATGTTGGCGATGTAGAGACAGACGCGGAAGAGCAAGGCGAAGGGTCCGAAGACGTTGAAGCATCGAGCGAGTCAGACGAAGACGCTCAAGAGCAAGAGCAATCCAGCGAGCCACCAAAGTTCACCGTCAAGATTGATGGCAAAGAACAAGAGGTTGAACTCAATGAGTTGATCAACGGCTACCAGCGAACGGCTGACTACACACGCAAAACGCAAGCATTGGCTGAACAGCGCAAGGCCGCTGAAGCCGAGCTGAACGCGGTGCGTGAAGAGCGGCAAACTTACGCTCAATTGCTAACGGCTTTGCAACAGCAAATCCAGCAGCAGCAGGAAAACCCGATTGATATGGAGAGTCTATACAGGGACGATCCAATCGAATGGGTGCGGCAAACCGAGTTGCAACGTCAGCGCAACGAGAAATTGGCAGCATCACAAGCCGAACTCCAGCGTTTGAATCAGTTGCAGCAGGCCGAAGTGCAACGATCAATGAAAGCCAGGCTTGAGCAAGAAGCGCAACTTCTTGTGGAGGCTATCCCGGAATGGAAGAACGCCGATACGGCCAAATCCGAAAAGGCGGCTTTGATTGAATTTGGTTTGAAGGAAGGCTTTCAAGAAGATGATTTGAAGGGCGTGGCTGATCACCGCGTTGTCAAGTTACTTCGTAAAGCAATGTTGTACGACCGGATCACGGCGAAACAGGCAACGATCAAGCCCAAGCCGCCAACCGTACAGCAGGCCAAAGTCATTGCACCGGGCAACCCTAAGTCCGCCAAAGTTTCCACGAGCGAAGTAGTTCGCGCCAAACAGCGCCTTGCAAAAACCGGCAACGTCCGTGACGCTGCCAAACTGTTTGAACATCTCATCTAAAGGAAACCCAAATGACTATCGCAACAAATACCTTCCTCACTTACTCTGCAAAGGGTATCCGTGAGGACTTGAGCAATCAGATTTACAACATCAGCCCTGAAACCACACCGTTCATGAACAACATTGGACGTGGCACAGCAAGCAACACGCTGTTCCAGTGGCAGACAGACACGTTGGCGGACAACACGACCGCAAACGCGCAACTGCAAGGTGATGACATTTCGACGTATGACGCTGTAACGCCAACCGTTCAACTGACCAACTACACGCAGATCAGCCGTAAGACTGTGGTGATTTCTGGTACGGTTGAAGCTGTCAACAAAGCAGGCCGTAAGTCAGAATTGGCCTATCAGCTGGCAAAGCGTGCGGCTGAGTTAAAGCGCGACATGGAAACCATCATGCTGGCTAACCAGGCAGCATCCGCTGGTGACTCGACAACGGCCCAAAAGACCGGATCGTTGCTCGCGTTTATCAAAACCAACACCGACAAGGGTACGAACGGTGCTGATCCTTCTTACACCACGCTGCCCAACGATGATCGCAGCGATGGCGTAACTCGCGCATTCACTGAAACCATTCTTAAGAATGTGCTTCAGAAAGTGTGGGAGCAGGGCGGCGATCCTTCGATTGTGATGGTTGGTGCCAAGAACAAGCAAGTTGTTTCTGGCTTCAACGGTATCGCAACGCGCTATCGTGATGTGCCTGCTGGTAAGCAAGCGCAGATCATTGGCGCCGCTGATGTGTA